AAATGTGTAATATGGTATATGGACTTATCTGCTCCGACTATGGAACAGAGTGGGTTAATCAGTATCGTTGTTGGTGCTGGCGCTGCCTGGTTTGGTCTATACACAGGAACAAGTAAGGGTAAAAAATAATGAGAACTTGTAGAGATTGTAACCATGAGTGTCATTGTAATCCTACATTATCAGGTCTTGGCGACAAAGAACACAATGATGAATATTTGGACTTATGTCCTTGTAAAGAGTGTAATTGTAAAGTAGAAGAATAATTAAATGGCAGAAAACAAAGGCAAAACTAAAGGTGCAATAATGTCGGCTGTTCAATCAGCTCAGACAGCTGTAGGTTCAGCAATTACTGGTGCTCAAGGTGCAGTAGCAGGTGATGTCGCCGGTGGTTCTCAATCAATACCTTTACTAGAAGATTTAAGAGATATTGGAAAAGAGAACGAAAAGAACACCGAAAGTTTATTGGCTATTTTCAAATCCATGTTTTCATGGGATAAAGAACAAGCTGCTCGTTTAAGAGACCAATTAAGAGAACAGAAACAAGAAGCGGTAGGTCCACAAGGACCAGGCCTTAAAGGTGATATAGGAGAACTGAAAGAGGCAAAAGGTATACCTGGAGTATTGGCAGCTGCGGCTGCTCTAACTGCTCTAGCTGCATTTGCTAGAGGAACAAATCTTGAAGATATTATTAGATTACCTGGTCAGTTAAAAGGTATTAAAGGCATGGCTACCTTTGCAAAAGGTGTCACAAAAATTGGTACATTAGGTCTAGGTGCTAAATTTTTAGATAATGCTACAGATAGTCTTAAACTATTTAAAACAAATTTCATTACAAGATTAGGTGAATTAAAAGCATCCGCTTTAACTAAATTTAAAGATATTAAAATGCCGGCATTTACAGGTCTGGCTGCCAAGTTTAAAGAATTAGATTTTGTTAAAAAAATAACAAACTCAAAAGCCTATGCTTTAGCAGTTTCTTCATTAAATGGTATCAAAACAGGTATTGCTAATGTTATTGCGCCTATGAAGAATGCTTTTGCTAGTGTATTTGGTGCTGGTGGTGGAGGTCCTGCTGGTGCTGGTGGAGGTGGCGGCCAATTAAGTAAAATATTAACACCTTTAAAAGCAATTGGTAGAGTTATTGGAAAACTATTTTTACCTATTACATTGATTATGGGAATATTTGATGGTTATACAGGTTTCATGGAAGAATATGAAAAAGAACAAAGTTTTGTTGACGGTATCAGAGGTGCAGTCACAGGTATTGTTGATGGATTTATAGGTGGTTTAGTTAGACTAGTTACAAATGTAATTGGTTGGATGTTAGAGAAATTAGGTCTTGACCATATGGCAGACGCAATCACACAATTTGGTGAGGATGCTACAGGTGCATTTAAAACTGCCGTTGGTGGACTAGTTGATATTGTAACAGGTATATTCACATTAGATTTGGAAAGAATTTGGGGTGGTATTAAAGGTTTGGCCGGTGGTACAGCAAACTTCTTATTTGATACTATAACATTACCTATCAATATGGCAGTTAATTTTGTTAAAGATTTATTTGGTTGGGGCGACCCCGATAAACCATTTAATTTAAAATCATTCATATTTGGTGGAGAAGGAGAAGAAGGCCTTTTACCAGGAGTTTGGAATTGGTTTAAAGGAATATTTAACTTTGACTCTGTTAAAGAAAAATGGGCTGCTGTAAAAAATAAATTCTTTGATATGGGTAAAACATTTAAGGCAATTGTAGCTGCTAGTGCGGCTGCTGTTAAAGCAGGTTGGCCAGGTGGTGAATCACCAGCAGAGGCATACAAAAGAGTATTTGAGGAGATGACAGCAGGTTCTGGTAATATGTCAGGTGACGCAGATGTTAAAGGTGAAGATATTGCTAAAACAACTGTTACAAATGTTAAAGGTGATACAACAGAAACAACTTATAAAACCGAAACAGTTAGTAAATCTGGCGACTTGAATAATGGTACAACAGTTGTCTATACAGATAATTCAAACAAACAAGTAAGTAATTCAAATGTAGCTAAGAATGAAACTTACACAGGACCATTACATACAGGTTCAGACCCTTATTATGATAGAGAAGCTTGGAATAGTGCTAGTGGTTAATATTTACCTAGGTCTTTTTCAGTAATAATCTTAAATTGCATATCATTACCATCACAATATTTTTTAGCAGCAGACCATTTTGCCTGATTTTTGATATACTCAAATGATTCACGCATATACGATTTTGTTTTCTTTTTTGGTGGTTTGGGTTTTACTGCTTGGCGAGAGGGTTTTATCTCAATCATGTACTTATCATTATTCGCCGTCTTTACAACAAAGTCAGGAAAGTATCTATGATATTTCTTGTCTAGCGGGCTATAATATCTAACTGGTAATTCTTCACTTGCCCAATATAATATATCTTCATTTAGGTCACAATAACGCATGAATCGTCTTTCCAATAATGACCGATATACTATCTGTTTGGTGTTACCAACATATTTCTTTGGATTGTGGGGTTTATATAACCCTTTATAACTCTTTGCCATAATGTACCTATAATCTATATAAATATTACTATAATAAGGATTATTTATAAATGTCAGTAAAACTAAAATCAATAATAGGCAATTTAGCAATGCCTTATGTTAATAATGTGGTAAGCAACCTTGTTAATGGTGGTACACAAAAAGACTCGGGTAAAGTAGCAGCTAAATTAATGAAAAAGTCAGGTATGGATATACCTGATAGTCCATCACAAGCACAAGTGGCAAATCCACTATCATTTAGTCCTGTTCAATATCCATTAGACCTTGGAAGTAATGAATTAGGACATTATATACTATTTGAATCAGGTTTTGTAGGATATAGTCCACAAACAAGTCAATTCAATGCAAAGAAAGTATCAAAAGGTGTTGATAGGTGGGGACATGAAATACATACTTATGAGGCATTTGATAAACAAAAGATTACAGCAAAAACACCATCACATTCTATTTCTACATCAGGTATAGCATTGTACATGCCACCTGGTATTAAGACAAGTTATAACCAATCATATGACGCAGATACAGAAACAGGTTTAGTAGGAGATATAGAGGCGGCTGGTGTTGCAATTACAGGCGCAGAGGGAACTGCCGCTAAAGTTGACGCAGCTTTACAAGGTGTTGTAGGTGGTGTAGCTAGAAATGCTAAACAGATTTTAGGAGAATTTGTATCATTGGCAGGTGTCGGAGACCCGGTAAGATTTATGGCTAAAAGAGCTGGTGTTGCAGTTAACCCTAGAAATGAGGCATTTTATAATTCACCTAATCAAAGAACATTCTCATTTACATTTGATTTTTGGCCTAGAAATGAAGAAGAGGCAATCGCAGTAGAAAAGATTATTGCCATATTTAAATACAATTCAGCACCAGGTTTTAAAGCAGGTACATTAGGGTCAGTATTCTCAACACCAAATTATTGGAAAATTAGTTACATGTTTAATAATGGTGAAAACCCAGCATTAAATAAAATTGGTGCTTGTTATTGTACAGATGTTGAAGTTGATTATTCGCCAGACGGACAATGGACTACATTTGGAGATGGAAAACCTGTACATACTAAATTAACAGTTAATATGTTAGAAGATAGAATTATCACTAAACCAGATATAGAACAAGGCGCATAATGACAAAGTTTTTTGAACAGTTTCCAAGAACAGAGTATAACTTATCTGGAGTAAATGGCAACACAAAAGTTATAACAGATATTTGGAGAAGAGTCAAGATTAGAAGTAAGATTGCCAATAATGTCACAGCTTTTGATAAGTATGATGTACAAGAGGGTGAATCACCTGAAACTATAGCATACAAATTATATGGTGATACAGATTATTTTTGGGTTATAACACTTACGAACAATATTGTCAATAGGTATTATGACTGGCCATTAGACGAATATGTATTCCAACAATATGTCGCAGACAAATATGACAATGCAGAATCAATACACCATTACGAGAGAACACAAGATAGTGGACCTCAAAAAGGTGAGGGACCGGCAGACTATTCACACAAATTAGAGTGTAATAGTACAGACGCAGGTGCCGAGGGAGTATCCAATATTCAACACGAAAGAAGATTACAAGACCAAAAAAGACAAATTAAAATATTAGGTAAACAATACCTAAATGCCTTTGAAGAAGAATTTATTAATTTGATAAGAAGATAATGACATGGCTGACCTTGAAAAAAATGTACTAGATAGAGTTGGTAAGTACAACTTATCAGAATTATCCATAATCTCATACAGACAAGACAAAGAAGAAAGTAAACCAAAGTTTATTGATATCAAGGGTATTACCTTGACTATGAATATTACAGAGGATTTATTTAGTAATACTTTGTCCGGTTCTGTTACCGTATATGATACGCAAGATATAAGGACAGTATTACCTTTAACAGGTCTTGAAAGATTATCATTAAAGTTTAATACGCCAGGTTGTCCAGGTTATAATATGTCCGAAAATGGTGGAGTACCATTTCAGATATACAAGGTAGATAGTGTAAGAAAAGACCCTAATAATGATATCGGTCAATTCTACAAGATATTTTTCTGTTCGCCAGAGATGTACAACAATCAATTAGCAACAGTTAGTAGAGCATATGCAGGTCCTATAGAAAACGCCGTAGAGGATATAGTAAGACAAAAGAAATACCTTGATAGTAAGAAACCATTATTTGTGGAGAATACGGCCACAAATACCAAATATGTAATACCAAGTTTGAAACCATTTAAGGCAATTAATTTTCTAGCTAACCAAGCATTGTCAGGCAAATATAATAATGCAGGTTATTTGTTCTATGAAACATCACAAGGTTTTCATTTTAGAAGTATTGAATCATTATTGGCCATGGGTGGTGCAGTTGCCAGACCTACGAGTTGGAATTTCCAATCGCAGATTAATATGGTTAAGGACGCTAAGAAGGATGAGGTTAAGGATATTGAAAGGCGTATGCAACAAATTATTAAATACGAATTCAGTAAACCGGTTGATACACTAACCAATATTATAGGTGGTTTTTATGCTAATAAACTAGTAGTACATGACGCATTTAATAAGACCATTAAAACACATGATTTCAATTACAAGGACAATTTTGAAAAGGGTTACCATACTGAAACCGTTGGTTGGGATAGTGATAGTTTTAAGATGATTACACCTGATACACAATTAAATGAGACCGGCAAGAGTTTATATGAATTCGCAGATAGTAAGAAGATGGTGGTAACCGAAACAAGTAAGGTACATAATGACTATGAATTTGTGCCTGCTAGTGATACATTACCAAAGATTACAAGTCAAAAGGTAGGGTATAAGAATATGAACCTATCAATGTTAGTATATGGTAATACCAGTTTAAATGCAGGTGATATAGTTAATTTTTCAGCACCAATAATGCAACCTGGTGATACGGCGCAACCAAACCCATATACAAATGGTAGATATATGATAATGGCAATTAAACATGTTATATCCATAGAGAGTGGAACGCATGAAATGGTGCTCAGATGTTACAAGGATAGTGTTAGGACGCCACTTCCGAGTGAGTCCGACCCATTAATAGTAGATAAAGACAATACAATTAAAGTTGATATATACAAAGAGGACATCACAGAATTATAGAGATTCCGGCGCTGAAATGGTAGCTGGCCGACAATGAGAATATGAGAGATAGTAAAACAGAGAGAGATGTAAGAACGATTACAACAGGACATGCTGAGGCAGATATGTTAGGACAAGTATATTTGTGGGTCTCCGAGCGAAAAAACAGTAAGTATGCTCAGAGATTACATAGAAAGACATATAGAAGGAGACCAACTATGAGTATATTCAGAGTGGTCTTGGAGGCCATTCAGACGGCGCCTACGGCGTGCTGGCGCAGACTTAAATCGTTTGGTGGTAAGAAGGACGCACAGTCGCCTAGATACTTAAGCGGAGTGCGTAAACAAAATAGAAATGGTAATTAAATGCGTATGCTTGGTGGATTAAAGGCAGGCATATATCGGAAAAAATT